AATCGTCGGATTGTTTCCGTTGACCACGACGAACAAATCGACACTGAACCCGCTCGATTGGTTTCCGGGTCCGCCATAGCTATAGCCAAAGATTTGCCGTTGCGGGTTGTTCAGAATGCGCACGCCAAACAGGATCAGGCCACCGGGTTGCGTAGGGTTTTTGGTGTTGACGTTCACGCTGGCCATCACGCGCGAAGTGCCACCGCGCGGGATCGGATACGTCGTGGTGTAGAGCGTCGTCCACGTCCCCGCAGGAATAGGAACGTCCACCAGTAGATCAATCAAGAGCGACGGAGCGCGACGCTGGTCAACATAGCCCTTGTTCGCTGCGTCACCGGCAGTCGTAGGCGTGCCGACGTTGGTGATCGGCTGCGTTGACATATTCGCGCGGACGCCGAACTGAAACTCGGTCGCGCTCGTTTGCGCGACGGTCTGGCCGCCAACGACCACGACCATGTAGCTGCTGGTACGCCAGAATCCGGTCGAGTTCTCACCGACGGCAAGACCGAGATTGGCGTTGCTGGTGCCGTATTGCGTGACCAGCGGTCCGGTCATTTGACCGCCCGACCTCGCGAGATACCCCGACAAGTCGGGCACCAACGCGTCGGCGTATCGCTTCGTCGCTGCCTGATCGGCGACAGTTGGATCAGCCCCGAGCAACAGCGGACCGGTCATCGCGCCGCCGTCGCGGCGTAGATACGGCGAGAGGTCGGGCACCTGTGCGTCGGAGTAGCGTTTCGTCACCGCATGATCCGGAACGGTCGGGTCGGCGGCGAGCGCGAGCGGCCCGGTCATCTGATCGCCGTCCTTGCGGAGATACGGGGCAAGGTCCACGGCGAACCCGTCGGCGTAACGCTTGGTCACCGCATGGTCGGGTTGCGTCGGTTCAAGATCGAGCGTCAGAGTGCCCGAGGCGCGCGCATCGACGAGGAAGCGAGTCGCTCCGCCGATCGTCAGCGTGCCGTCGATCGTGCCGCCCGTCGTCGGCAGGACGGGCTGCCATCCTGCGTTCAGTCGCCCATAGGTGTTGCCCGGTGGCGCGTCGGGGAACGAGGGCGGCCCTGTCTCGCCGGTCGGACCCTGCAGGCCGATCGGACCTTGCGGTCCTTCGCGTCCCTGTTCTCCGGCTGGCCCAGGCGGTCCGGCTCCGCCTTGCGGTCCGGCTGGACCGTTCGCCCCTGGCGGTCCTTGCGCGCCCTGCAAGCCCTGGTCGCCGCGTGCGCCCTGTGCACCCGCTGGTCCTGGCGGGCCTTCGTGTCCGGGCTGTCCTGGCGCGCCTGTGGCCCCCTGCGGACCCTGCGGCCCGATCGGTCCCTGCGGTCCTGTCGCGGTGCCCAGGTCGATCCAGGCGTCTCCGACGAATACGAACACGTGCTGGTCGAGAGGATCGGGGAAGCTGGCGCGGTAGAGCAGCGCGAGGCCGTTCGGAATCTGAAACTCCGCGTCCGGCCAGTCGTCATCCCAACCGGTGGGGAACAGACCATCGAGCGGCAAGTCTGACGGGGTTCGAACCCGACCGAACGAGCCGACGATCGAGGTGACACGCCCGTCGGGTCCTTGCGGTCCGGGCGGGCCTTCCGGCCCAGGTCCTCCCGGTGGTCCGGGCGGTCCGGGGATGCCGCTGCTGACGTGAATGTCGACCGCGCGCGTCTCGCCCAGCTTGCCGACGACGAAGTCGTTCATGCGGCGGAGTCCGTCACGTCCAGGGTGACGTGCACATGACCGGAGACGACGGTCGCGACCGTTCCGTCCGCGAGCGTGAACTGCATGTCCCATACGCCGTTGCGGCGCGCGAGCTTCCGCGAGTCGGCGGACGAGAGGTCGGCGACGACGAGGTTCGGCGGCGTGATCGCCAGCGGCAGGGGGAGCAGGAGGCGACCACCCGGCCGGTCGCGTATCTCCGCTTTCGCGGCGACGTCGGTCAGGTCGACGGGGATCGTCCGCTCGCGGTCCTGCCAGAACTTGAACGCCCAGCTTGCGCTGTCGCCCTGGTAGACGACGAGGGCGAACGTCACGGGGAGGTTCAAAAGCTGATCAGCCCCCGTGATTCGTAAACGGAGGTCGGTCGCGGCTGCATCGAGCGTGCGATCCCCATGATCAGCGCGATCGCTCCGTCGATCTTGTTCTCCGGCCGGGCCTTGCGCGGATAGACGTTGCCGCGCGCGTCGAAGTGCCCGACGACGTTGCCGATGCACCACGCGAGCGGCCCGTTGCCGTCGTGTCTGATCCGGCCGGCGCGGATCGCGGCCTCGAGTTCCTTGGTCGGCTCGCTGAAGTTCTGCGTATTCGATCGGAACTCCACCATCGGCACGCCCAGCGCGGAGAGGCGTTGCGCGAGTTGCGTCGAACCCCACGGGTCATAAGCCATCGAGCGGACGCGGAAGCGGCGGCAGAAGTCGAGGACGTCGTCCTCGATCGCGCTGTAGTCGGTCTCGTTCCCGTCGGTGATCATCAGCTCGCCCGACGCGGCCCAGCCTGGATATGAAGCGTTGCGCGCTTCCAGGACGGCGGTCTCGTTCAGGTAGCAGCGGGCGAACACGGAATATTTTTGGGAATTTTCGTCGCGGGTTTCGGGGAAGACAGCGACGAGGGCGGCGAGGTCTGACTTGCTCGCGAGGTCGAGGGCGAGGTGACATTCGTGGCCTTCGAAGTCCTCGATCTTCAGATCCCGGTCCGCGCATAGCGTCCACTGGCGGGTCGAGAACAGTGCGTCGTCGGCACCGATCCAGATGTTCAGATGGCGGGTCCGGACGCTGGACTCTTGCGCGGCGTTGTTTCTGGCCTGACGCATGATCCCCCGGATCGCGTCCGGCTGAACGGAGACGCCCCAGGCGGGGTTCGCCTTGATCCAAGTCGCTTCGTCCCATGGGTCGTCGGTGTCGTCGATCGAATAGATGATCGCGAACAGGCGATCGTCTTCCTGCACGCCGTTCAGCACGCGCAGGCCATAGTCCCATAGCTGGCGCCCGATGCCGGCGCTGTTCTGCGTCGCGGTCGAGATCGAGAGCAGGAACGGCTGACGACGCTTGCCCATGGCGGTCGACAGCGCATCGTAGACTTCGCTCGTTCGATGCGATCCGATCTCGTCGCACACCGCGACGGAGACGTTCAGCCCGTCGAGGGCTTTCGCATCGGACGAGATCGGGATGAAGCGCGACGCGGTATGTTCCTGGAAAATCGAGTTCGTGAGGACACCGACTTGCCAGCGTTCGCGCATGTCGGGGGAGCGACGGACCATGTTCTGCGCGGTTTCAAACAGGATGCGCGCTTGATCGCGGGTCACGGCTGCGGCGTAGCCCTCCGCTCCGCCCTCGGCTTCACCGAAGGTCATGTAAAGCGCGAGCGGGGCGGAGATCGTCGTCTTGCCGTTGCCCTTGGGCACGTAAATGACGCCCTGGCGGAAGCGTCTCGCGTCGGTGGCGCGTTCCTTGAAGCCGAAGATGTTGGCGAACACGAGTTTTTGCCAATCCATCAGCGCGAGCGGCTTGCCGGCCAGCGGTCCTTTGATGTTAGGCATCGCGCTGGCGAACACCATCGCGCGGAGCGCGGAGTTCTCGTCGAAATACCAGGGACAGGAGTCCTTCTTCGCTTCGTCGAAGTCGCGGAGGAACCGTTCGCAGGCGAGACGAGCGTGCAGCGATGCGGCGGAGGGATCGTCGGCGGTCCGGCGCGCGTAGGCGAGCGCGCTGGCGACGAACTCGCGCGGATCGTTGTCGAGATGGACCCTAGCGCGCCTTGCCACCCTCGATCACTTCCAGGAGTTTCCAGGGATCGTGGCGGGCGTCCTCGACCTCGCCGTCGATGGTCGGCGCGTCGGCGTGGATGCGTGGTCGGGCGGCGGGGCTGAAGCCAAGCTCTTGCGCGACGCGGATCATCGTCTTCGATGTCTTGTCGAGGATGTCGTTGTACGGCGACGGGATCAGACCGTCAGGCGACTTGATCAGCAGTTTGAGCTTGGAGTCGCGATCGAGCATGGCTTGCATCAGTCGGGCGGTATTCCAGCGATCACGGGCTTCGCACCAGATCGCGAGCATGTCGCGGTCGATCCGCTTCATCACCCCGGGCGGCATGTTCGCTACGCAGTAGCGCCAGACGTCCTCCTGTCCGTCCGTCAGGTCGGGCGGTGGCTCGTCGAGGTCGCCGAGCGGCTTCGGCTCGAACTTCCTCGCGTGTTGCGTCGGGTTGTAACTCCCCCGGAGTTTCAGCAGCGTGGTCGGCTTCGGCTTGCGCCCGACGCCGCGCGGCGAGCGTGTCATGCCTTCGTGGGCGCCTTGCTGATGTGTTGCTCGACGCTTTCGCCGGTTCGCGTCTCGGTCCAGGCGCCATCGCACATCTCGCACGCGTATTGATCGACGAACGTGTTCGGGTCGCTGTTTAGCTGCATTCCGTTTCCGTCGAAGATCGGCGTCCATGCGATCAGCGTCGCGACGCTGTGCGAGGCGCGATACACGCGACAGACTTCAGGACCGTAAGGACAGTCCGGGTGACGCTGGGTCATCATCCAATCTCGATTGACCAGTTAGAGGTTGCGCGTTCGACGGCGCGGACGAGGCCGGGATAGGTTCGGCAGAGACGCTTGATCGCGTCGCGCTCCATCGCTTCGGTACGGTAATCGTGGCACCCGCCAGGGTCGTGCCAGTGCGTGTTCTGCCAAAAGAGGTATTGCGCGGAGAGGACGCCGCCGTCTTCGGTGATGCAGCGGGCGCAAAGCTCGTAATCTTCCTTGACCGGGAAGGTCTCGTCGAAGGCGACGCGGCCATCGTTGACGATTCCCATGCAGGACGCGGTCACGTAGCTGCGGAAGCGGAACGGGAAATATGGGTAACAGGCGCGGGTCGCGCTGTCGGTGCGAACGCCCCAAATGCGGAAGCGGAGTTGCTCCGTCACGTCGAACAGCTTGCGGAACTCACCGAGCCAGACGTCCTCCGTCAAAGGCTCGTGCGCCGCGTGGCGGTCGAACAGATGGGTAAAGCCAGCGGTGCGGAGATCGTCGTCGATCATCACCACGCGGTGGGCTTTCGTGTGCTTCAGTATCCAGTTTCGCGTCGCGGTGATGCCTCGGACCTGGTCTGGCACCTCGACGACGTTCGAGGCTCCGGCGCGGCGATAGGCGTCGGCCTCGAGGCGGGGGACGTAGACGTGGGCGGAGGGGATCGCGGTCTGACTGCGGACCCTCCCGGCGCGGCCCTTGGAGGGGATCGCGACAACCGTCATCGCTCGACGAGGGATGATAGGGGCGGAAGGGTCGAGCGACCGCGTAGCGGCTTCTGGGGCGGTTCTGCGCGCTGCGTCCTGATCGGTGTCTCGCGGTGTGGCCAGAGGTCCTCGCCTTCGTGGCGGCGGTAGTGTCGGACCTTGCCCGCAACGACGTTTCTCGTCAGGCCGAAACGGGACCCGATCGCGGAATAGGACTCCCCGGCGATCCAAAGGGCGTGAAGCTCGTCGCGGGTCATTGCTCGAACTTCGCGAGGAAGTCGGTGGCGCGGACGACGCGTTGCGTTCCGACGTCGTCGAACGGCGAGCCCTTCTTGTAACCGCCACGGCGGACGGGCGTCAGGTCGAGGGCGACTTTCAGGCGTTCCCACTCGTCGTCGCTGGCACAAACGATCACGGCGTATTCGCGGGCGGGTTCAAGCTGTAGCGCGCGGGGTAGCTCCTCGTTCTCGGCCTCTTCCTGAATCGCGGAACTCGCGAAACCGATCTTGTCGAGGTCGAACGCCTGCGCCTGCAGGTCGGCGAGTTCGACGCGGAGAAGTTCCTTGTTCCAGGTCGCGTGCGTCGCGATCTCGTTGTCGGCGATCGTGTAGGCGCGCTTCTGTGCGTCGGACCAGCCGCGCGCGACGACGACGGGAACCTCGGGGATCCCGAGTTGATGCGCGGCGAGGACGCGGCCGTGCCCGGCGATGATCTGATCATCTTCGTCAACGAGGACGGGAACGGTCCAACCCCATTCGCGGATCGAGCCGGCGATCTCTGCGACCTGCGTCGGCGAATGCTTCCGCGCGTTGCGCGCGTAGGGGATCAGATCACCGACGGGGCGGCGTTCGATCTGTTCAGCGGGCCACGCGGCGGCGGATTCTGGCATTTGCTAAGGCAGAAAAATCCAT